GATAGAGATATCACATTGGGTACAGTTGATGTTGCTTTCACTTTATCTGCCGCTGATTATAACTTAGTAATGGATACTGCTAAAGTATTATCTTCACCACATATCGCTGTTCAATCTGATGGTGAAACAACTGAGATTGTAACCTTTGATGCAGCAAACGATTCTGCTCATGAAAATTCTGTTGGTATTGATACAACGGTATCTAATGGCAAATACAAAATTGTTTTCAATACAGAAAACTTCAAAATGATTCCTGGCAGTTATGATGTACAGATTTCATTTAAAGGCGTAGCACATTTCAAAAACACCAAAGATGATATTCAATATTGGGTAGCATTTGAGGCTAAACATACTAAGATTGGATAATTATGTTATTACACTTTAGAGACGCAACAACAAGTAATACAGTAGCAGTTAATCCACATCATGTCGTTTGTGTCTTTACAAACAAAGATGAAACTAGTGGTTTAACATCAACAGTAATTAATATGTTGAATGGTAATATTGCTGTTACTGAAGATTATTTGGAAGTTGTTGGACGTATTCAAAGCGAATTGAAGTAATTACTTTCGTTTTGTCTTAGGTTTCAACCTATAAAAATTAGGATATTTTGGATTATCAATTCTTTTTCTGATGCTCCTAGAAAGTATTAGAGTAGGTACGAACTGCTAATTCGGTGACCTACACCTATTTATATATTATGGAGATTTTATGAGTGATTTAAAACAGATTCTTTGGTGTGAAAAATACCGACCATCTACCGTGGAAGATTGCATCTTACCTGATGCAATAAAAACCACATTTCAAGAGTATGTCAATAGAAAAGAGATTCCAAATCTACTTCTCTCTGGTTCGGCAGGTGTCGGTAAAACAACTATCGCAAAAGCATTATGCGAAGAAGTTGGTTGCGACTATCTTGTTATTAATGGTTCTGATGAATCAGGTATTGATGTGCTTCGTACTAAGATTAAACAGTATGCTAGTTCGATTAGTCTTGCTGGTGGCAGAAAAGTAATCATCATAGATGAAGCGGACTATCTAAATCCAAATTCAACGCAACCTGCAATGCGTGGTGCAATCGAGGAGTTCTCCTCAAACTGTTCTTTCATCTTCACTTGTAACTTTAAGAATCGTATTATTGACCCGATTCATTCTCGGTGTTCGGTCATTGACTTCAAGATTAATGGTAACAAGGCAAAGATGGCTGCTCAATTCTTTAAACGGGTTGAGTGGATTCTCGAACAAGAAAATATCCAATATGATAAACAAGTAGTTGCTGCGGTAATTACCAAACACTTTCCAGATAATAGGAGAATTCTTAATGAACTTCAACGATATTCCGTTTCTGGTGTCATTGATAAAGGTATTCTTTCTAATGTTACTGACGTTCAGCTTGATGCTTTGGTTTCAGGACTAAAAGAAAAAGATTTTGCTTCCGTTCGTAAATGGGTAACGAATAACTCAGACCAAGATACTTCCATTTTATTCAGAAAAATATATGACTCTATGTATGAACATATGAAACCTAATTCTATTCCTCAAGCAGTTCTTATTTTAGCAAAATATCAATATCAAAATGCTTTTTGTGCTGATAGAGAAATAAATTTTGTGGCTTGTTTAGTTGAACTGATGGTTGATGTGGAATGGAAATAATATGGTGGATTTGTTCAGAGAAGTAGTTCCGTCAATACTTCAAACAAAAAAAAATCCATTCCAAGACGAATTGGACTATAAAGATTATACACCTTTTGTCGTTAACAGAGCTCTCTCGTATCACCTTGATTGTGTTCTCTATGTTAATGAGTTGAATCGATATCCAGGACTGGATAAAGACCTTCAATATCAGTATCTTCTCAACTCTATTCGGCCAATGAAACGAAAATTTCAACCTTGGCAAAAATCAACTACTGATAAAGATTTGGAGTATATTAAAGAATATTTTGGTTATTCCAATCAAAAAGCTAAAGAGGCTTTATCATTATTGACAGATAAACAGATTGAAGAAATTAAAATTAAAACGGATAAAGGTGGCGTTAAAAAATAGTTCTTTAAAAAGTACATTTATTTTAAATATAAATATACTATAAAGGTTTAAATATGACAAATAAAATTAAATATAAACAATATCCTGACAAGAAAGAATTTTCTGCGCTTTATAAAAATATGACTCAACAAGAATTAGCTGATTATTATAGTTGTAATAAATTAAGAATTAGAAAATGGATAGACCATTTTGGATTAACAAGACGAATTCAAGGTGGTGGTAATAATAGAAAATACAATCTTGATGCTAAAACTTTGCAAGAATTGGTAGATGCTAGATATAGTAATGACGATATAATTAAATTATTAGATATAAAAAACAAATCATCATTAAATGCATGGCTTAAAAAATTTGATATTAAAAGAAAATATAAAACAAATGAATATAAAAAATATTGTAGAAAAGTTCGGTGGCTGACAGAAATTGAATATTCTAAATATACCAATGAAATCAATCCTAATAATTACCCAAGAACTTTATGTGGGGTTGATGGTGGTTATCAATTAGACCACATAAAAGGTGTTTCGGAATGTTTTTATTCTGGCGTTTCTATTGAAGATTGTGCTTCAAAATCAAATCTACAAATGTTGCCATGGAAAAATAATTTGAACAAAAGAATATTTCACCAAAATAATAAGGATAATAAATGAGTGATGTAGATATTTTTTTAGGATATGGTGTTGAGGTTATATTAAAAGAAAAAGATGATTTTCTAAAAATTAGAGAAACACTAACACGAATTGGTGTAGCATCTAAAAAAGACAGAATTTTATACCAATCTTGCCACATACTTCATAAAAGAGGTCATTACGCAATAGTTCATTTTAAAGAGTTATTTGCATTAGATGGTAAACCTACCGATATATCCGAAAACGATTTATCTCGTAGGAATGCCATTGTTAAACTCTTACAAGATTGGGATTTAGTAAAAGTGGTAAACATTAAGCAAATTGAAGAACCAGTACCAATCTTTTTATCACAGATTAAAATATTGTCCCACAAAGAAAAAGACGATTGGGAATTAGTTCCAAAATATAATATTGGGTCTAAGAAAACAAGTTATTGACAATTTAATAAAAATATGATATAAATAGTATCATAAGATGCCTTAAGGGTCTTATATTTTTAAACTTTTTCGCTTAACTAAGGAGAAAATCTATGACAAGCACCCTCACTCTATTCCCACAATGGGATAAAATCCACAAATCTTTTGACCCTTTCACCATCGGTTTTGATGAAGTGATTGATAAAATTCAATCTATGCATACCGAAATGGCCAAGGCTACGCCTGGTTATCCTCCATATAATATCAGACAAGTAAAAGAAAACAAGTATGTCATTGAAATGGCAGTTGCTGGTTTTGCTAAATCTGATATTGAAGTTACTTTGGAAGGTGACAAGTTAGTTATCAAAGGTACTTCAAAAGATAATGAAACAGATGGTTCATACATTTTCAAAGGTATTGCTGGCCGTAATTTTGAACGTACATTTACATTGGCTGATAAGATTGAAATTAAAGATGCCGAATTAGCAAATGGTATGTTAAAAGTTTGGTTGGAAAACATGGTCAAAGCACAGGATATGGTAAAGAAAATTACCATAAAAGAAAAAGATGAATAACTGGCAACCTATGACTGAAGATGATGTGGAATGGGTAAATAACCCTTCCCGTAAGTAACCACAAGGGGCTTGACAAAGCCCCTTTTTTATGATATAATGGTATTTTATGATGATAAAGGTGAATATATGAATTTGATGATGGAACGTATTATGGTTAGAAGCCGTTTTGACGTAAATAATGAGGCTCATATGCAAACTGCCAAATCGTTTTTTAAAACATACAAATGGGGTCCAACAGGATGTCCATTCATACAAGAAGTTCCGTGGGAAAACATTCCGGATATGCTCAAAGATAAAATAACCAGACATCACCTAGATATAGAATAATAAATAGGGTTGTGTGAGTTTTAACAGGAATATGCCAATTATTGGGTCAATTTACTAAGGAGACCTAAATGAGATTAAGTATAGTTGGTTGTCCCGATAAAGAGCGTTTTCGACCATATGTCAAACGAGCTATCCTGTTCTACGCACAAGAGCTTTTAAGTACCAAAATGATGGAAAATATTAACCTCAAGGTTAAATTTGACAAAAACATTGGTGATGTTTACGGTTATGCGTCTATTGAAACAAAAACCGATAGTGGTAAAGCAAGAGATTTTCTCATTGAAATGAATCCATTTATTGGTGGACGTGCTATATTAAAAGCGTTAGCACATGAGATGGTTCATATCAAACAATACGCCTATGATGAAACCAACGATAACCTGACCAGATGGAAAGGTATAGCAATCGATGGCAATTTTGATGACTACTGGCGTCAACCATGGGAAATAGAAGCTTATGGTATTGAAGCAGGTTTGTTTAGAAAGTTTGTAGTTACTGAAAAATTATGGGAAGTATTTGAAGGTATAGATAATCCTGATAGTCCTATCGAAAAAGAACCTATTGGATGGAAATATCATAAATAAATCATAAATTAATTTTTAGTGGAAAGTTTATGAAATTAAAATCATTCCTAGAATTCGACAAATCCAAGTACGAAAAATATGCTCAGTTTGATGGTAAAATTCTTATCATTGGTTACGGTTCTGTCGGACAAGCAATCCTTCCTGTAATTCTTAGACACCTCGTTGTAGATTCCAAAAATGTTACTGTTTTAGAGAGAGATAACCATCGCTCTCTTTTTCTAGAGCGTCATGCAGGTTCTGGTGTAAATTATATTCGTAAAGAGATTACATCAAGTAATTACAAAAAAGTTTTATCTACCTATGTTGGTCGAGGTGATTTAATCATCAACGCATCATTAAATATTGAAGCACAAGCTTTATTAGAATGGTGTATGGAAAATGGTGTAATGGAAATCGACACATCATTAGAGAGATGGGAACATCATCCTGATGAAACAATTCCAAAACTTTCAGATAGAACATTGTTTCACACACATAAAGTTGTTCGTGAAGCGATGTCAAAATTTCCTAATGGTCCAACTTGCTGTGTAACTCATGGTGCAAATCCTGGTTATGTTACACATTTAACTAAACGTGCTTTGTTAAAACTCGCACAGAAACGTGGTCGTAAAGTTACAACACCAAC